ACTGGAATTACAAATGCAAAAGCAGAAGCAATGCAAGGTTATAACGATGACTTAGTTATGTCTTATTCTATAGCACTTTGGGTTAGAGATACAGCTCTAAGGTTACAAACAGAGAGAAATGACCAACAATGGGCTATGATGGATACGATGTTGAAATCAAATGGAAATAAAGCTGACTCGTCAGTTGGTTTTAGTAAAGGTTCTGTAGGACAACCACAAAAGAATCCATATGAAATGGACTTTGGTGACGAAAAAGAAGATTTAACTTGGTTAATTAAATAAGAGGTAAAAAATGGCAGATGAAAATATATTAACGAGACTAGGAAAATTATTTCAAAACAGTATAGTTTTGAGAAAAACCGATAGTGGACAAATAAAAGTAAAAGACGTTGATTTTACACAAACAGCTTTAACATCAAATTTTATTGATAGATATAATAAAATACATAATTCTGGATACGGTCAATCTTATTCAAATTCACAGAATGCTAGTGCTTATGATGTAGCTAGAAAAGAATTATTTAGAGATTACGAACTAATGGATGCCGACCCAATTATTTCATCTGCATTAGATATTTATTGTGATGAATCTACGGTTGATAATGTTGAAGGTAGAATATTAAAAATAAAAACAGATAATACTAAAATCTCTAAAATTTTACATAACTTATTTTATGATATAATGAATATAGAATTTAATCTATGGAGTTATATTAGAAATATGACTAAATATGGAGATTTTTATTTACATTTAGAAATATTAGATAAATATGGTATTGTTAATGTTAAACCTCTTTCAGTGTACGAGGTAACGAGGATGGAAGGTCATGACGCTAGTAATCCTAGACTTGTACAATTTAGATTAGAAGAATATAGTGAGTTACAAAGAAGTACAAAACCAGATAAACTTTATGAAAACTATGAAATAGGTCACTTTAGAAATCTTGCAGATACGAATTATCTACCTTATGGTAAATCAATGTTAGAAGGTGCTAGAAGAGTATTTAAACAATTGACTCTTATGGAAGACGCTATGTTGATTCATAGAATGATGAGAGCACCAGAGAAAAGAGTTTTTAAAGTAGATATTGGAAACATACCACCAAATGAGGTTGATAATTTTATGCAAAAAATTATTAATAAAATGAAAAAAGTTCCTGTTATGGATAAGAATGGTGAATATAATTTAAAATATAATATGGAATCAGTTACAGAGGATTATTATTTACCTGTTCGTGGTGGTGATAGTGGAACGAATATTGACACTTTACCTGGTTTGACAAATGATGGTGCTATCGATGACGTAGAATATTTAAAGAACAAAATGATGGCCGCTCTTAAAATACCTAAAGCATTTCTTGGATATGAAGAAGGTGTCGGTTCAAAAGCTACATTAGCGGCTGAAGATGTTAGATTTGCAAGAACAATTGAAAGACTACAAAAAATTATATGTGCTGAATTGGAAAAGATTGCTATTGTTCATTTATACACACAAGGATTTGAAGATGCAGAATTAATTGATTTTGAATTAGAATTAACAAATCCATCAATGATACATATGCAAGAAAAATTAGAGCTATTAACTCAACAAACTGAAATAGCAACCGCGTTAATGGAAAATAAACTATTGTCTCGTGAATGGATATATGATAATATATTTGATTTAAATGATGGTTCTAAAAAAGATATATTTGATGGTATTGTAGAAGACGCTAAACAGAAATTCAGATTTGAACAAATTGAAACTGAAGGAAACGACCCTGCAGAATCTGGTGAAAAGGCTGGTGATGAAGAACAATTGGAAATGGCTAGACGAGGTGATTGGGGTGGTGATAGACGGAGTGGTACAGAAGAAAAAGAGTATGGTAATGAATATGATGCCGATGATTTAAAAGACGCAACAAAGTACGAAAGAGAACGATATGGTAAACGAGAGTTTAAAGGTAAATCACCATTAGCTACATCAAAAGGTGGTACTCTTGTAGCTAGAGAAGGACTGTTAAATTCATTAAAAAACAAGTTCGGAAAAAATTTAGAAAAACAAAGTATCTTAAATGAGGAAATTATTTTAGATGAAGATGAATAATCAATGTAAAAAAGAAAAAAAATTATATTTATATATGAATAATTACATATATAGTATCCAAAAAACGGAGATGAAGATATGCGAAAAGTGAAGCATAATAAAATCCGCAATACTGGTTTATTATTTGAATTTTTGTTAAGACAAATAACTTCAGATGTTCTAAATAAAGAAACTAGTAAGGCGGTAACAATAGTTAAACAAAGATTTAATGAAAAAACTGAACTTGGTAAGGAGTTAGCATTATATAACATTATCATTAATAAAAAGTTTAATTCAGATAAACAAGCAAATTATTTTATAAATGAAGTTGTAACAGCTAGAAATGGATTAAATAACACTCAATTAAAAAGAGAAAAATATAATCTAATAAAAGAAATTCAAAACGTATACGACCTTCAAAAATTCTTATCTTCAAAAGTTTCTAATTATAAAATATATGCTTCAACTTATAAATTATTCGAATACAAATCTTTATCACCTGATGAAAAAACTGAATCTTTTTTCAATATAGTTGAACATGTTACTACTGACAATAAAAGTATTAAATTGTCTGAATCAGTACCAAGTCTTCCAGACGATGAAGATTTAAGAATACTCACCTATAGAACTCTTTTAGAAAAATTCAATCAAAAATATACAAAATTAAGTGGAGCTCAAAAAAATCTACTTAGAGAGTATATTAATAATGTATCAAATACAAATTCGTTAAAAGATACATTAAAAGAAATTATTAGTGAACTAAAAAAAGATTTAAAAACACATTCTAAAAATCTTAAAGATAAAGTTGTTAAGATTAAAATGAATGAAGCTATAAAATCAATTGATAAATTTTGCGGTGTAAAAGATAGTTCAAAAATTGTTAAAGATGAATATGTAGTTCAAACAATGAGATATTTAGAATTACTCAAGGAGTTAAAGAAAAGTGCAAATAAAAACAAAAAAACACTTTAATGAAATTATTAAATCTTTAACTAAAGAAATAGTTGAAGAAGAAGAACTAGAGGAAATATCTACTACTGCTGGTGTAGATGGTTATTCAACACCATTTGCTTTTAGAGGAAAAGGTAAAAAAGGTAAGAAAAAAAGTAAAGAGATTTCAACAAATAGTACAGATTATAAAATTGTAAATGAAGCTCTCAATGAAAAAGATTTAAAACAAATAAAAAATTTAATAAAATCCGTTGTTGCTAATATACTAAGAGATATATGGTTAAAACGGGCAGTTTGGAAATAGGAGATAATAAATGCCAAAGTATGTACCAGATGGAGAAAAACAAAAACCAGATGTATTACCTGATAATGCTTATGATAGAACAAAATTAACACCATCTCAATCATTTTGTAAAATACCAAATTCTGTGATATTTTCTGGTGTAACAAATAATGTTGGATTTTTCTTTGGTAGTTCAGCTTCATTTGCATCAAAAGCAACATCTGAGGGTCCCGAAACAAATCAATTATCTGGATCTCAACATTATACTAGCTTTGGTAAACCAGCAGATGGAACAGGTATAAATATATCACCAACGGCTTGGAGTGGTAGTGCAGCGGATGACAATAGTGTCATATTTGTATATAAGAGTGGTTTGAGTGGTGGGGGTGTTTAATTGTCTAAGTATGTACCAGATGGTAATAAGCAGAAGGCAGGGACCTTACCAGACAACGCTTATGATAGGGTTGTAACCCCAAATTTTTTTACAAATCACAAGACTCCAAATTCTGTGATACAATTGAGTGGTAGTGGTGTAGGATATTTTTTTGGTTCATCTGCTTCATTTGCAGAATTAGATTTAAATTTAACAGGAACAGGAAATATAACTTGTTCAAATGGTACAAAAGAAATTTCAGGTAGTGGAACTGCATTTACAACTGAATTAGTTAGTGGTGATAAAATAGAAATAACAAGTGCTAGTGTAAGTCAAGTAGTAGTAATTGATAATATTGTTAATGATGTAAGTATGAGTGTAACTGAAAATATAACATTAGCAGTTAATGGTGATGAAAGTTTTTCACAAAGTTTGGTTGAAAGAAAAAGAACTTTTATGGCAGAGAATTATGTTGATTATGGAAATACAAACGATGGAACAGAGTTATTAA